CTTGGCATTTTTCTGGTTCTCTATCGCGGTTAGATACGAATTAAAATCGCCTACTTCCCTTTTGGGCCAACAATAGTATTAACACCTATTATATTATTGTTTTACTTCTTGTATTGTAGCTAATTTCTCTTCAAATTTTCTTAAAAGGTTTGACACTGTATGAGCATCTTTACCATAAATTTGTACATTATGGATAGCTGCTATTGCAAATTGTATTTCTTGGGGTTCTAATCTAACTTGTAACATTTTAACATAAATTTAATTTATTAGGCATATATATAAATATCACTATTAGAGGTATTAATATACATTTGGCCAATAGAATTAAGACTATCTCCTGTTCCAAAATTAACAGGAGTACCTATAGGGACCCCAGCTGATCCTGTAACAGTAACTATAAAATCAGATGAGGTTGAAAATACATTATTTGTAGCATTCCAAGCTACTGACCCACTTCTATTAACTACCCATCTATTATTTTCTTGGTCATAGTAAAGAGCAGTACCATAAGCTTCACCACCAATTGTAGTTGTTTGGACAATAATACCACCTTCATTTGGAACTCCTCCTTTAGAACCACTATTTAATAATATAAACTTATCTTCAATTAATAAATCTTGTACATTAACATATGTTGTAGTACCATTAACAGTTAAATTTCCTGTTATAGTGGCGTTATTAGTAACTGTTAAATCAGTGGTAGAAGTAGTACCATTAATAGTTACATCTTGGTTTAATGTATTTACATATGAAGCAGTTGACGCGTTAGTAGCATTAGTCGCGTTAAGAGCATAAGAAGCACTAGTTGCACTATCGGCACTTGTAGCGTTTAAAGCATAGGAAGCACTAGTTGCACTGTTAGCGTTTGTAGCATTAAGGGTATAACTTGAACTTAAAGCATAGGAAGCACTAGTTGCACTATCCGCGCTTGTAGCGTTTAAAGCATAGGAAGCACTAGTTGCACTATCTGCGCTTGTAGCGTTTAAAGCATAGGAAGCACTAGTTGCACTATCTGCGCTTGTAGCGTTTAAAGCATAGGAAGCACTAGTTGCACTGTCTGCACTTGCAGCATTTAAAGTATAGGATGAACTTAAGGCATAAGAAGCACTAGTTGCACTATTGGCACTTGATGAACTTAAAGCATAGGAAGCACTAGTTGCACTGTTAGCATTTGTAGCATTAAGGGTATAACTTGAACTTAAAGCATAGGAAGCACTAGTTGCACTATCCGCGCTTGTGGCTGTAGAAGCATAACTAGCACTTAATACAGACATTGAACCTGTATCAGCTGATGTTATAACTTTACTACCATTCCAAGTAAAATTAGGTCCTACAACATATACTGAACCTGATAATATTTGAGTATCGCTCAATTCATCTCCAAAAGTATTTGAACCTGAGGAGTATATAATTGAGGATGAGATATAGTTTACTTGGAGTACATTAAATGAGCCGGTGTGAGCTGATAAATCACCATTAATTGTTACATTTTGGTTTAATGTATTTACATAGGAGGCAGTTTGAGCACTAATTGCGTTTTGGGCATTAATAGCGTTTGAAGCTGATAAGGCAAAGCTAGACGTACCTATTAAACTACCACTAGCAATAGTTATAGAACCACTTAAAATATTGAGAGAACCTGTTAAATTTATAGAACCAGTAGGTATTCCATCTGTAAATGAACCAATATTTAAAGTATTAGATAGGGCTTTATATGTAATACCATTATTAGCATCCGCAAATAATATAGCGTTATTACCATCACTAGTGACTGTAAATAATGGTCTAACAGTTATATCATTGCTAAGACCAGCTACAAATACAGTGTTGGAAGCATTTGCTATAGTAGCATAACTCGCTGTTCCTGTTAGATTTCCTACAAAAGAACCAGTACCTACAGTAATAGAACCACTGGTTATAGTTATAGAACCAGTTGTAAAACTAATTGAACTGCTTGTAGATGTTATAGAACTTGATGTGAGTGTTATTGCTCCTCCATTAACTGTTATCCCACTACCACTAACTGTGAGAGAGCCTGTTATAACAGCACTACCTGAGAATGGGAAACCATTGCCAGAACCTCCACTACCACTAGCAATTACTTCATTAGCGTATTTACCAATATAGATATAACCACTACCTGAGGTTGGAATGGTTGTGTTATCTCCATCTTGCCTAAATAGAATCCCAGAGTAATAATCAAAATACCAGTCCATAATATCACCTGTAGTGATTTGGACTCCATTTTGATCTTTTAACACTACAAGATAATCTAAACCAAAAGAAGGAGGTACAAATTGAAGAGTACCTCCACTACCACTAGCATAATAATTATTAATAAAAGGAGGAGTACCTACTTTTGGATTATCAGAACCTAATGTTTCATAATTACTTTTTAACTTTAAAGCAAAAGAATGAGTAGTTGAAGTAGAACTTTCAGCTTGTGAATCTGCATCTGTAGCTATGTAAGTAGTACCAATTATAGGAACTAAATCAAATTCAACTCTTTGAACTATAACTCCACTAGAAGTCTCATACATAGTTGTAGGAGGGGATACAGGTGGGGTCTGACCAAAAATAACGTTAGTTCCTATTTGGACATTAGAAGCTATAGTTTCCCCTAACTCTGTTTTAAACATTGAAGTATTAGCTACCCCTGAGAGTTTTTTAAAGGAGATAACTGTTTGAGTTAGGTTTGTTTTTTTATTAGTAGACATCTATATAATATAAAATTAAATTTTATTCTTAAAAGGAAGGTATATTTATAGTCTTTAATTTCCCTGTAAATCCAGCATTAGCTGTTACTTTTATAACTACATAGTCATTATTAAGTATAGAGTTTGGAGTAGCTAAGTTTGACATTAAAGCTGTAATAGCTGTGTTAGTTGCTGATATAGAAGATAAAGTTCCACTTCTTCCACTAGCCCCATTTATGGTTAAATCATCACTAGCATTTTGAGGTAGGGTTGCTCCTAAATCTAACCAAGCTGTAGCTCCTGGATCTTTTATTTCGAGGTAAATATTGTTAGCTCCTAGAGCACTGCCTGTTGGTAAAACTGTTATAGTACCTGTATGAGTAGCTAATATAACATTAAAAGAATCATAATTATTACCACTTTCATTTTTAAAAGCTCTATAATAAGTTCTATATCCTGTCACTCCTGTACTGTAATTAACATTAGAAGAAGGACCATTAGTGAATACTGAGAAGTTTCCTCCTTGAGGTAAATAAGCAGTTGATCCACTTGGGTAAACTAACATACCTTCAAGGGGGGATTCTGTACCTCCATTAATCCAATAAGGCATAACTAACAATCCTTTGTTATAATTAGCTTCTCCACCATCAACTATAGTTTGGGAGGAATCCCATCCTCCTATAGCACTTATAACAGAAGCTTGAGTATCATAAGCTGCCGGGACTAATCTGTAAGACTCACTCACAAAACTTTCAGACTGATTAGTTTCAAGTTGTCCTATAGTTCTATTATCTATTAACAAACCTTTAACAAATTGTTCTGTTATGGTAGATGTTGTTCTAGGAGTTCTAAGTATAGTACCACCAATACCTAAATCAGAAGTGGTATCATCATTATCAACCACAAGTGAATAAGTATTACCTACTAGAGCCCCACCAGACACAGAAGCTGTTAATATTAAAGGATATAAATGAGCATTTGTAACCTGAGAGGCTGAGGGTAAAGAATTAGTTAAGGTAAATGACCCCCCAGCTGTAGTATTTGTGGTAGAACCGCTTTGGTATAAAGTATTTACTTCAAAAGTAGAAGTAGCACCTGTTAGAGTTATAGAAGTTCCATTAGGAGCGTTTGAATAAACTCTATTATATATATTAGTAGCAGAGGCCCTCAACTCAACATGCCCCCCAGTATGATATTTTACCCCAGAAATATTTTTATTTCCTGTTCCTGTAAAAGATCCTAATGTAGCTGTAACAGTTGAAGATTGATTGGATGTATCATTTATCCATTGGATATACTTGGTAGTTCTTTCAAAAGTACTGGAGGTGTGAATGATTCTTATAAAGTTCATACCTTCACGTTGGTGGGCTGTTTGGATAATAAAACTACCAGTTCTATTTATAAACCCTGTATAAGGTGATCCACCCGCAAAAAAGGCTGAAGCTGTTTGACTTACTGTGACTGAGGCTGAAGTGTTAGAAGCATTTATAGCTGCTGGGGTAGATTCTAGGTCAATTTCTAAACTTTGGGAATCTGTTCTATTAAGGTATAGATAAAGTTTTCCTACATTAGCGTCCCCAAAAGCTGTAGCAGGATAATTAAGAGCAGCTCCTGCAGTTCCTCCATTTTGAGCTACTGTTAAATTAAGTCTTCCTGTAACAGTCTGGTAAGAGGTACCATTATTAATACCTAATCTATAAGAAGTACTACCACTTTGTAAAGTAGTGCTAGTATATGTACCGCTAACATTAAGAGCAGTTAAAGTATCTAAAAGATCTACATTAGTAACTCCTGATATGGTGTTAGAAGGTCCAAAAGCTAAGTTAACAGTAGTCCAACCACTAGACTCAGTATCACCTAAAGATTGTAAAGCAGGAGCTTCAGCTGGGACTAAACTAGCTAAAATTTCGTTTATATCATCAACAGCATCTGCTATAAGGGTGTTTGAGGTAAAGGGAAATAAGCCCCCGTCATAAGTAGCATCAGAAGGAGTTCCTATAGTATTAGTACCAACATTAGAAGAAGCAGTATAATGAAATTTACCTGTTGATGGGATATAAGTTACAACATTGGTTGTATTAGCGGTCACTAGTGAAGCAAATAAATCCCCACTAGAGCTGATATGGCTACCAGTAATAGCCCCGCTAGCAAATATATTATTTAATTCAGCGTTAGAACCTGATACTATTACCTTTTTCCACTCAGCCATTTAATTAAGAATTTAAGATTTTTATAATGTCTTGTAATTTTAAAGCAGTGTTATATACAATTTGGATATCTTGTCCTTTAAAGTCAGAACGAGCTATTAAAGCTAATAGATATTTAGCTTCTTCAAGTTGTAAATTTGGAAGAGGTTGTTGAGATTGTTCAACAGGTTCTTCTCTTTTTAATAGATTTCTAATTTCTTGAAAACTTGACATGATTATAGTATTTTACATATTATAAATATGGGATAAAAGGAGAAAATATTATAAATATCCAAAATAAAAATCATTATCTTTATAAATTATTCCTCCGGTTACTGCTGTTGGAAAACTACTTGTAGGCATTAAAGTAAGTACACCTTGATTGTTAACTTTTACCTTAGTTACACCTTGTCTTTTAATTATAAAAATATCATCTGAGGGTTTAGTAGTGGATTGGTCAATAGTTAATGAAGCCGATGATATTAATACATCTAAGCTTCCACTATTAACAATGTTATTACTTATTAATTCCCAATACCCATCTCCTCCTCCACCTGTACTAGAAATTGTAATAGTGCCACTCCCCGTTGTAATGGTAATATTAGAACCAGCTATTAAATCTATAGTTCCTGTTAATCCTTCTAAACTAGATACCCCAGCTACTCCTCCACCCCCACCACCATAACTCCCTGTGTAAAATAATTGTTGTCTTTCCTTATCATATACTACAACTCCATCAGTGATACCTTGGGTATCCATTGATAGAGACGCATATAAAGCGGGAAAGCCTAAGTCTATTCTAAACCTTTCAGCCATGTTGTTATAGGGGGTTTAGTAATAAATATTTAAGCTTTATAATATTTTAGATAATCTCCTTTTAAGTACTTATCAAAACCGTATAATTTATCTTTATTTATTTGTAATAAAACTATATTTTTATTAGTTTGACCTACTTTATCTTTGTCACCTGTTAATGACCAAGGAATATTAAAAGGAAACCAAGATGTAAAATCTATAGTAGGATCTTTTTTAACTAATTTATCATAATCAGATTTAGAGATTTCTAAATAGGTAAATTCATTACGTTTTTTACAAAAATATCTTCTAAATTCTCCTAATTTATAATCTTGTTCAGTTGGTTGAGTTAAATAAAGTTGAGGTAAACTTACTGAAAGATCTAAAGGAATATTTTTTAATTGGGTATAAACAAAATTTTCATAATCAATTGATAATTCTAATTGAGAAGGGGTGTTTGTTTCATCTGGGATAGTGTATTCTTTAATAGCTATTAGTTGGTAATTAGGTTTATCATCTGGGTTTTTGCCTGTATAAATTTTTCCTGTATATAATTTATGATAATACCCAATATACTCAGGGTATATATTTGGTACATAAAATTCTTTCCCAGGAGTGTAAAGATTAGTTTGGATTCGGCTTTTAGGAATATAGGGCATATCTTATACTTTATAAGTTTTTAATTTTCCTTGATCAGCTAATTTATAAGCTTTAGCTATTAATCCGTTTTTATCTTTATCTCTACCTATTCTTATATGAAAATGATTACCTGTAGCTGCTTTTGTTGGAGTAGCATATTCATTTATAAATGATATTGGAAGATTTCTATTCCCAGCAGCAAATCCTTGGAGGAGTAAATCTATCTTATTTCTATCTCCTTCACTAGCAGGTCTAGGAGTGATTACAAAATCTAGTCCATTTCCTGTTTTATGGGCTGAATTATAATCTAAAGTTTGATGATAAAAATCATTACCTGAGGTTACTTCAATTCCCATATTGGGGTATTCTTGTTTTATGGCTCTAAAAACAGCAGAAGCATATTTTACTAATGCAGGTGTTATATCTCCCCCGCTTGAAATTTCTTTACGTTTTTCTGTATAATTTAAACTTCTTAAAACAGCTCGTAAAGCATCAGCATTTGGAGTATTTTTATTATTAATAATAGCATTTAAAGCTGAGCTTTTAGTGTTAGCAGCTGGGATCGCCGCACTATTAACACCCCCAGATCCTCTAGCTGATGCTGGGGTAGATAAGGTAGCCATATCGTTATCTCCTTTAGGCATGCTTAAACTTTCTATTTTAGTGGCCCAACCATTTGAATCAACATCATGAGTTAATCCTTTAACTATAAAATCAACATTATCTCTATAATTCTTAGGCAAAAACTCATCAGTTATAGTATATTTTTGAAATATCTCAGGCCCAGATATCCCATCTAAGGTTAAATTAAGTGAAATTGGTATAAAACTTTTTGGAGGTGTATTTGGATTTTGATTAAGATATCTAGTGTATCGGATTTTTAAATAATCTTTAGCTGAGGTACTTAAATTAACAAGGTTATCTCCCCAATCTCCAACACTATATAATTTTATATAATTAGCGGCATCATTTAATAAACCTATAAAAGTAGTATCATCTTCTTTTGTTACGGGGGTAACTTTATTAGTTACAATTCGATCAGTTAAACCTTTATTCCATCTAGAGAAAGCCACAGATTCTACACCTACATCTTCATTGTTGGCTTGGGCTCCAATAGCTATTTGAGTAGATAAATTAGGAGTTATTTCTGAGGTAATAGAAATGTCTTTAACAAAATTACCAATTCCGGGTCTAACTAAACCAACATTAATTTTTGTAGGGGGATTAGTTTTAACTATTGGCCCAGGGTTGGAACGATCTATAACATATAGAGTGTTATCTTCACCATTATAATAAGGTTCTAAAGCTACTAAACCAGCTAAAGCGTCATTAATTTTAGTTAATAAAGAAGAAAGAAAATCAAAAAGTGATAAGTTCCCCTCAGAATCTAAATTATCAGTTATAGTGGTTGTTATTTGATCTATGTTAATAAACATATACATATAATTTTTTATACCCCCTCCACTCATAATAAAAGCATTCCCAATTGGATCAGTCAAAACCCCAGCGCTATATGTTATACCATCATCTTTAAATACAAAACTAGCATTTGAACTTACTAAACATACCTTAGGATCAGCTGAGAATAGTTGGGGGTAGGTGAAACATTTGTTAGTATCATAGTTACAGTCTATATCAAATATAGGCGGTAAATTACCCTGTGATGTATCATATTTTAAGCAAAAACATTTAATTAATCTTAATAAAGCTCCTAAAGTTATATAATATTGAGCTTCACCATCTGTTTTAGGTGATAATTTTATAACTTCTTTAAAAGCCTTATCAGTACCTTCATTAAAATTATTACTAACTTTAATATTTAATTTAGCTGTTTCTCTTAATTTTTCTTCAGACAATTTATCAGGAAAATAACTAATTGTAAAATTACCTCCTGAATCAGTTACCTCAGCAGGAGTCCCTAAAGGGAGATCACTTTCAAACCACCCTGTACCATCTAATGATCGTTTAACAGCTCCTAATAATTTACCTAAGATACTACTCTCAGCTGGGTTTTGAGGGTTGGTAGGTTGAGTACCCCCTTCACTTGGTGAAGGAGTAGTTATAGTCAAAGATTCTATTACATCTCCATGAGATACAGCTTTAACTGTTATTTCATATTCACCATTAGGTTTAACTCCCCAAGAGTAGTTAGTTACCCATCCTAAAAATCCATCATAATTTCCATAACTATTTTTTCGCTCTTGTTTAATAGCTTCTAAAATAGATTTTAACCTACTATCTCCTGGCCCTGAAGTGGATTTTGGGTTGAAAAAAGTTTCATAAACACCATCTCGGGGACTAGTTACTAAATTTCCACCATTATCAAAATACATACTATGACCCCACTCTAATAAAATAGTATATTTTAACCTTAAATAAAGAGTCTCAATAACATTAAATTGATAAACATTATGACATTTTATTTTGATTGTAGCTTCTTTAAGAGAACCTTGACCTTTTGGGGTTACATTAATGGACTCTATACCAGGCATTGGAACTAAACCAAAATCATCAGCTGAGTTAAATCCGTAAGCTTCTCTTAGACTAAGGTTAGAATTATAACTAGAAGCAAGACCTCCTTTTAGTTTTTTAGATAATGAATCAATAGTATTATAAGTACCTCCAAATAAAGTATACTTACGAGCTAAAAAAGAACCTTGATCACCTGTAGAAAAACCAAGTTCAGTTAATTTACCACTAGTGACATCTACCCCAGAACAAAGTCTTACCCAACTAGTTTTTCCAGTTTCGTAAGCTAAAATATTATTATCTTTTTGAAAAGCTCCTAACTTACTTTGTCTAATTTTTATCTGCCCATCAACGTAATCAGCAAAACTTTCACCTATAATCTGTCCCATATTTTTAATTATATTTGATTTAACAACCTATAATCTGATAAAATTTCTGTTATTTCAATAGGTATTCTAATTTGAACTCCTAAAGGAGGATATAATGAGTTAAAAGGTAATTTAGGGTTAGCTAAAGGTATAATCCACCATAAAGTATGATCTCTATAATACTCTATAGCATATAAATCATATCTATCTTCTTCTTGAGATATAACATAAAAATCAGTATCTCTATAAGCTATTTCAGGATACCTAGCCCCATAATAATATTGTCTTCCTAATGAAGATGTTACTATAGGAGTCACATTAACATACCTATTCATTTTTTATTCTAAAGGATTATCTTTATTTGAAATAAATGTTGAAGATCCATCTATAAGCTTATTATTATTATCAGCTATTACTGTAAAGTCAAACCCACTAACTTTAATTACCTTTGGTAACTTATAACCTGAACTTTCTCCTCTTGACCCATAGCCAGTTCGGCCTATGTCAAATCCTCCGTCAAATACCGGTTCAATTGAAAAACCTTTTAAAATACATGGGGTGTCTCTAAGATAATTTCCAAATGTAAGTTTAACAAAATTCCCACGTAAATAACCAGCCCCACTATAATTAGGAGCTAAATGACGAATAAGATTTTGAAGTTTACTATAAATGGCTTTCATTTGATTATGGTGGGGAACTTCTATAGTAAAATCTAGTTTAATACTTCTACCAAAAGACTTATACTTATAAAAAGAAGTACCATACCCTACATAATTATATTCATCATAAGAACTATTTATACTATCATTAAAAGATTCAATATAAGCCTGCCAGTATAGATATTGATTATTCCCTGGGTTATTAGCATTTATAAGGTTTAAAGCGAAAGGGTATAATTGGTTACTAAATGGAGGAGAAGAACTTATAGGAGCGGTATTTAATTTTCTTGTATTTTCAGTATTAAATAAGTCTCTTTGGTTTCTAACTTGATTAAAATTTTCTTCTCCTAAAAAAGGAGAATTAATAACTCTATAATTAGGAAAAAAAGTTTGTTTTTTTGTATTAGGATCAGCAAACATATCAACTTCTCCTTGTCTACCTATTTGATATAAACTAGCATTTTTGTCTTCCCTTTTACTAGGGGTCCATTCATAACGGTATTTGTCTCCATGACCATCATTAAGTTTATTTTGATCTAAAGGACCATATCTTTTTAATTGTTGATTTTCTTCATTAAATCCTGATTTATCTTCCCCAGGTTGGGAGAAAGGGGCGTCAGGCCTATCTTGACCTCCATCATATACTTTTGAAACTCCTAATAAATTAGTATAATGTGAAAGAGTTTTAAGAGAAGTAGTATTAGAAGAAACTTGTAGGGATGAAGAAATAAGAGAATCCTTATTAGGATCAGTACTTAAAGTACTATTATTATCTTGTGGACCATAAGTTTTTAATTGAGAACCATCCTCAGGATTAATCCCTAAAAATTCAGGATCAGGGTCAGGAACTTGAATACCACTTATTTCAGTATAAGTAAAGTATTCACTAGAAGCTCCTAATAAATTAGTTAAATTTAAAGAAGTTTTAGAATTATTAGATTCATTTCTAGAAAATTCTAAAGATTTATCAATAAGTTTGGAACTTTTACTTAGAGTACTTAAAGTGTTATTGTTACTTTGAGGGCCAAAAGTTTTAGATTGAGAACCATCTCCATCATTTATCCCTGTAATTTCCTCATTAGGCTTTGGAACTTCTATTCCACTAATTTTTTCCCCTGAGCGGGAGAAATACTGAGTAGTAGCTCCTAAAAGATTAAATAAGTTTAATCCTGTAATTGAATTAACTATTTGGTCTTTAGAGTTATCTTTTGATATTGATATTTTTTCACCGCTATATCCTTTAGAACCTACTGTAAATTCTGTTCTATTAATAGAAGTATTTAATCCTGTTATACCTGCTCCAGGCCCACCTAAATAATTAGATATTAACCTATCATTAAAAAGAGCAATGCCATATTTAGTAGCATTAAGATCATTTACTCTAAGAATTTTAGAAAATTTAGAGCCACTATCTTTTTCTAAACCTATTTTTTTTCTTGATAAAATGACAAGCCTATTATCTTCAGGCTGGGAAAAGTTGTTTTTATATTCAGTATAGTAGGTGTTTCCTCCTATATTAAAAGAAAAATTACCTATATTAATAGGAGTGCTAGGTAAATCAATAGGAGTTTCACCTAAAAGATTTAAATGGGTACCTATAGCATTAACACCAACTTGGGCTATAGTACTAGTTGGTAAATATAAATTTCTAGGTGCTCCTGGTATTTTAGGATTTTGGGCTGCTAAAAGGTTAGTGTTAGCTATAAATCTAAGTCCTCTAACTGTGGTAAATAATTGAGTTAATCTAGAAACATCTTCAAATCCTCTTCTTAAGGCTCCATCCCTTAATATAAAATCAGGGATGTCAACTGGTCTTTCATCCGGTATGGGTTTAGTAATGAAAGGTTCCTTACTACTACCCATATTAGGTCTATCAAGTCCATATTTTATAGACTTGAGATTTGTTTTTAGATCAACTAAAGGCATTTAGTTAGAAAGTTCTCCCTTCAGGAGCGTTATTTCTATAATTATTTGAAGGGATTTTGCCGTTTAAATCTAAAATAGAAGGAGCAGGTTTGTTTTTTAATCTAGGTTTACCATTTAAAGAATATTCATCATGTAATTTAGATCCTTTAAAATTAGGGATTTTAGCATCTCCTCCATCTAAGTTAGAGTAAATTGATCCTTGATTGAGTAGTTGATTAATTATTGCCATGTTTATAAATATTTAATTATTGCATCTTATAAGATCCCACAGTCAAAGCAGTACCAACCTTATTACCATCTAAAGTGACAGTACCTTCTTTAGCTAATAATTGATTTAATATGGTGTTCATTTGGTCCATTTTAGCTAAAAGAGGACTTAAATCCATTGAGGGAGATGATGTTGGAGATGAAGAACCTTTTCTTCCTAGCTCTGTCCCAGCTACAACAGAATCATTTTCATTTAGTTTATAAGTTCCCTTCTCTCCAGAAACAACTAATCCCCCTTTAGGGTCTATCATACCATCATTCAAACCGATAGCTGAAGTTACTGCTTCTTTAAAACTAAAGTCAATAGGTGAAATATTAACACCGGGTATTTTGTTAACCAAACGGAGGGCTCCGTTAATTGTCTCAGTGACTAGAATTGCAAAAACATCAAATGGAGCTAAAAGGACTCCTATAGCTGCCTTCCCTATACTCTTAAACCCAGATTCAAAATCTCCTTTAATTATACTTGTTATTCCTTTAAAAAAATCTTGAACATTTTCTAAAGGAATTTTTATATTTTCTGATATTATATTACCAATAGTTTTAAGTCCATTAAGTATTGGAAATAATAATATATTAAGTAAAGGTAAAATAGTCGCGACTATATCCATTAAGGGAGATATTATATCTAGTATAGGCTCAGCTATCATTACAAATACATCTTGTAATTTAGCCATAGTAGCGTTAAAACGTTCTTGTACAGATTGAGATTTAAGTTGGGCCGCTAATTTTTCATCACCTAATTTAGCGGCTATAGCGTCATCTGATAAGCCTTGTTTTTTAAGTTTGTTATAAGCTTCTTGGGCTGTTCCTTCTTTCTCTCCTAATTTAGCTAAAACTTCTCTATCTAAAATAGATTGAGCTAAATCATCACGGGATAACCCAACAGATTTAGCTAAGGCTTCTTGTTGAATAACATTCATCCTACCAAACTCAGCTGACCCTCCTATTTGCTTAGCAACTTCAGCAGCGGCTTCTCCTGTTTTACCTTGTAAAGCTAAAAATCTAGCCTGTTCAAAATTTAATTGTTTACCAGTTAATAATTCAGCTTCTATTTCAGACTCAATAGAGGATTGAAAATTAAGTAATCCTTCAGATATTTTAGAAGCTTGTTCTAAATTAAGACCAAACTTTTTAGCTTGAAGAACATTATCAGCTAAAGCTTTAGTATTTTTATTAAATGTTAAAACTGTAGCAGCTCCTGTTTTAGCTACTTCTTCAACAATTTCTTTTTCATTAAGAGCTAATTTATTAGTGACATTAAAAGCAGACGCAGCTCCTAATATAGAGGCTGTATTTTTAGATAAATCACCACCTGTAGCTTGGGTAATTTTACCTAAAGAAGTAGCAGCTTCAGCACTATAACCAGCTTGTTCTGTTATTTGAGTATAATCTTTTAATAATTCCCCACTTAATAAAGCATTAGTACCAAAAGCTTTACTTAAAGACATTTGAGCTTTGACTAAATTTTCAGTTGTGATATGAGTTTCACCTGAAAGAAGGGCTATCTCAGACATTGATGAAACCATATTTAAACTTTCATCATAGCTAACTCCCATATTTTTAGCTAATTCTCCTGTGTTTTTATCAGTTTTAATTAAAGCATCTACTAATTGAGTTATGGCGAATTGAATTAGATTAGCTTTGGAAAGCATTCCCTTTAAATTTTCTCCTGCTCTTTTAGTGAATTCTCCAACAACATTAAATTCTTGACTTAATCCCTCAGCGGCTTGACCAGCTTTTAAGGTATCATTTAAAGCCTCTGAAAAACCAAAGTCTGGGAGTCCAAGTTTTGAAAGAGCTTTGTCAATTCCACCTGCTATTTTAGGCATAAAGCCTAACTTACTATTTATGTTTTCATAAGTATCTTCAATATCCTTTAAATTTTTTTCTAAATCTTGAGTTGATGCTATTTGTTTATCTATCTCTTCTGTTGATTTTCCTTGTTTTATGTATGCATCTCTTACATTTCTTAAATTATTAAGATTTTCTCGAGTTTGTTCTTTTAATTTTTTAAGAATCTTATCATTAAGATCACTTTCACCTCTTCTAATAGATAAAGCTTGTCTAGCTATATTACTAATATCACTAAGAGATGATCTTTGCATTTTAAGATACACATCTTGTTTAGAAAGTTCATTTAAACTATCAGTAAAAGATTTATTAATATAATCTAAATCATCTCTAACACTGTCTAGTCTATCTTCAACTCCTCTTAAACCATCTTCTAAAGCTCTAACTGCGGTAGTAGCATCTCTAAATTGATTAACATCAAAATTTTGAAAAGGATTAGTTTCTCCTAATCGTCTATAAGCAGCTTCTAATTTATCTAATAATCTTTGGATTTCTTGAGGGTTAGGAGTAGCCATTTAATATAATTTATTTTGTTATAAATATGAAAAAGTAAGACCCTTACTTATATGTAGGGGTCTTCAAAAATTCCGGGGCTTGGATTTTACCTTTAGAATCTATAACTGTGGTTTTACCTTGACCAGAAGATTTTTCATATTCTTCTCTTTCTTTAGAGTAATAATTTTGTATCTCATTAAAAGTAAATCTTCTAAGCCATATGGGCATGTTATAAATTTCACTCCATGAGTATCCTCCTTTACCATGAAATACTATTTCATGAATTTGCTTAAATAAACCTAGTCTAGCTTGAGGGATTATATCAAATGTCAGGCCAAAAAAAGTTTAGATTTATTGGGATAGCAATCTCCTCATTGCTATCATCTATAAAGGTTAAATCAACATCAGGCTGGGTTTCTTTAATGTGTTTTCTTAAAGCTCTAGAATCTCTAGCTAAAAGATAAGTGTCTACAAAAGTTCTAATATCTTTAGGTTCTGAAGAACCATTAACTGAGGTAATTATATATTTTAATCGAGTTGAGAGTTCAGGAGAATTATCTTTGTTAATTTTTTTTAATCCTTTAATCTCAGCATCTATTTTACTCTCATCATGCCCAGTTAATATTTTATATGTTATGGGAGTACCACTGTCAGGTAAGGTATATGGGAAATTATTTTCCCCAGGAATTATAGAAGATTCATCAAAAGATTTATTTTCTAAGGTTGATAAATCAACAGTATACTGTCTATTATTATAACTGAAGGAATAGTCTTTACCATAACCTAAAACTCTAGCGGCTACTAGTAGAGCATTTTTATCTCCTATAATTAAGTCTTTAATATTAATTTTAGTTACAACTAAGGATTTAAGAAGTTCATCTAAAACAATACCTCTTTCAATATAAGCTTGGTTAGTTAAAATATCCTCTTCTTTAGCTGTCATATACTTCATTTCTACCTTGCCATCTCTCAAAGGATGACCTTCAGGATATAGTAAACCTTTTGAAGGTAATTCTATAATTTCAGTTGGGAATTTAAATTCACTCATTTTTAATAACTTTGTTTATTATAAATATATGAAAACAAAAAAGAGCGCGAAAAATCGCGCTCTCTTTCTATAATTATTTTCTATTAGAAATTCAACACACAGTAATCAGGTTGAACTGTCATTGTTAAATTAATTATTCCTTCGTTATCCCAATTGTATTCACCAAAATTAGATTCAGTAATCAAGGCTCCTTTGATAATCCATTGAGATACAACATCCCCTACAGGGCCTAAAACATCAAATGTTAAATCTTTTTTGTAGAAATCAGAATATCCATCTCTACCAGTGATTGATTCATGATGTAATCTTACCCATTCCATTACTGATTGGGCACCTGAAGGTGTAATAGGATCAAATAAGGTAAATTGAATAGTACCCCACTTTGTTTTACCCTTTACAAATCTTTGAATATTGATGTGGTTAAGCTCAAGAGCTCCTTGTGTTACTGTTATAGCACCAATAGCCTTTACTAGATAGCTTGGGAATCCATCAATATACATAATGAATCTATTCTGCTGTTTAGGCTCAAATGGTGTGAAAAATATTTCGTTTGGATCTAGTACTGCCATTGTTGTATTTTATTATAAATATTATATATCTAAGTTTTTAATTATTAGGCTGGGAACTCAGCTCCTGTTGGTAATACATTGAAGTCAAGTACTATAAATTCAGCTGTTCTGGTTGGTTGGATGAAAATCTGACCAACTAATTGATTTCTATCAATTACATCAGGAGTATTGTTTGAATCATCCATGACAACTCTAAAAGCATATACACCTTGTCTTTGTTGAACACTTTCAAGATATGGGTTAACTTGGGCTAAGAAGGCATTTCTTGTAGCAGCTGTATTTTGTTCAAATACTAAGTTGTTAGCTACTTGACCAATAAAGCTCTTAAGCTCAATTAACAATCTTCTAACATTAACTCTGTCAAGAGCACTAGCTCTTTTCTGTAATGTTTTCTGACCAAATACTGCTGGGCCTGTAGCTGGGAAGTTAGCTATAGGGTTGACATTATTTTCATACAATGTGTCTCTGTCTGATCTCTGAAGTTTTCTTTCAGGTCTAATGACTTGAGATAATCCTCCTCTATTGATACCAGCAGGTGCAAACCAAGGTTCAGCCGCAGCATCATTAGCAGCATAAACACCAGGAATTAAGGTTGATGCTGGTACCCAATTGAACTTACCTGTGTCTGGGTTTAGGATTTGAACCCAAGGCCAGTAAGTAGCAGCATAGCTATTATTGATAGCATTAGCTTGAGTTGTAGTAGCTGTTATAGTAGCTCCATGGGCAACTAAGTCAACAACTGCTATAGCATCTCCTCTGTTTTGAACTGTTGTTATAAGAGTATTTAATTGAGAAGAATAATTAGCATCAGCATAATACAAACCAGGAACAGTTATTACTTTATAAGAATATTCTTCTTTATTAGCTAACAAATTAAGAGCAGTTGTATAAGCAGCTCCTGTTAAACCTTGAGTGTTTGAAGAATCAATATTATCATAGAAATTAGCACCACCAATATTTAAACTTCCAGTAGCACTATCAAAAGTTCCACTTCCAATCAAAGGTATAGAGGCTGTAAAAGCTGATTTAACTGTACCATCACTATTAAAGTAATTAGGAGTTGGGTAATTAACAGCGGATACATAAACATATCTACTAGCATTAGGATAGTTACCAATAGTTTCAAGATAAGTCTCATCCCCATTAGTAGTTATTTGTTGATAAGTATCACCAATAACTCTAGCTACATAATTACTCTGCTCAGGATCAAGTGAAACATTAGCATATGTTTCTAAAATAACTTTTTCATTAGTTATATCATCTCCTCTTCTAATCAATAGAGTAAATGTACCTGAACCTGTATCAGCTTGAGAAATTTCCCATCTGACATTATCAATAGTTCCGTTTGTAAGAACACCAGCTGAATTTTCAGTACCGCTGCTATTATTTATGTCACCTTCTGAAATGGTTTTTAAAACAAAAGGAACATTACCTGTTATATCGTTAGCTTGGAGGGTAAAACTCATATTAGTATTGCCAGAGCTTCCAGCACCAAAACTTTGTGATCTGAATGTAATGACATCTCCAACAGCAAAGTTTCCACTTTGACCTGTAATTGTAATAGATAAAATAGAAGATGTATTGGCTAAGGTTATAGAGGCTGTTACATTGGCATTAGAAGCTGAAACGCCTGTAAATGTAGTAGCGGCACTCCCTGAAAGGGTAAAACTACTAACAGATGTAAGAAGAGCATCAGCTATTGTACTTAAAGGACCTGGTACTCTACTAAAGATGTTATTACTAATAGCTGAGGTCCAACTAGCGGCTCCACTAACTACTCTGGTTACTAACAAAGTAGTACCACCATTTTGGAAATAGTTATAAGCTGAGATTGAAGTGAGGTAAGAATATGTTTGGTTACCACTAACAAAAGTGGTACCAAATTTATTTTGATATTCACTATATGAAGTTACTACAGTAGGGATTTCAACTGGTCCTTTAACTGTAGGACCAACAATAGCGGCACCTACCTGTACCGGTTGTTGAGTTATAAATGACTGGTCATTTTCTCTTGTAAATACACCAGGTGATACTATTTGTTCTGCCATGTTGTTTTATGTGTTTAATTCTTATTAGGTTTTTGTAAATAGTCCTGATTCTAAATCAATAGAACCATTACCATATTTTTCAGTCAATGATTTTCCCAAATTAACTTCTTCCTCTCTTAATTGAGTTAAAGATTCAATTAATTTGTCTTTTTGAGCTTCTAACACTTGTAATTGATATTCTACCTGTCCAAAATTATTAATCAAATTTTGTTGAGTAGTTTGTAACTGCTTGATATTATCAAGTTCTTCTTGGGATAACTGTATTTGTTCACTCATAATATAAATATTTTATGTTTTCTATAAATATCAGAGTTTTTCTCAAAAATTTCCTGTGTCTGTGTTTTGGGAATTTTTTATATCAATTGATTTTTGAGGACGATTATTAATACCATTTATATCAACAACAGTCTCGGTCTCAACTACAAATTGACCTACACTAAATACTTTTTTATCTACTGTTAGATCTTTTTGAGGAATGTCAGGTATAATGTACCCATTCATGCTAATATCAAAAGTAGCTTTAGCTATTCTATCTGTACCATCTGTTAATTCTGTAACAGTGGCTATAGAATCTATATTAGCTTTAAACTTAAACCTTTCAGGATTACCCCAATATGAATCAGAAGCGTATGTGACTGATTCAACTATTTTGTTAAGTTGTTCCATATAATAAGTCATAACAATACAGCTATAACTAACTGTTACATGATTTGGTACAACTACAGCGTAAAATTCATTTATAGGAACTCTGTTATTAAGAATATTAAATTTATCATAAGCATTTTGCTTATTATATCTTTTTTGAAAATATGCTACGTTAATAGGATTATTAGCGTCTAATTTATTATATTGACCTTTAACAGGAGTAACAGAATTTCTTTTAAACATTATTATGGGAGCCATAATCTTTCCCTCCTTATCTCTATAATACCCATCACGTTGAATAGATTTCCATCTCTCAGGTGAACCATATATAACAGGAACAGCTACTCTTTGTCCATTTTGTATTACAAAAGGTTTGATAACATTTTGAAAATAATACATTATAGACTCATCTATATCTTTAAATTCTATAGAAAAAGGCTTAGTAGTATCTCCTTTAAAAGAATTTTTATTTCCTCTATTTAATTCTTTAGCTTGACCAGTTGAAATCTCATATTGAGATTTAGGGGTTGGAGTTCTTCCTTTAGTAGCCATTAGAGTCTTGTTAATTCTAAGCCTAGCTTATCAGCTGGGGTATAGTGGGTTGAACAAATTATTGAGTAGTTAGAACCAAATTGGCTTAATCCTGGGTTTAGTGGGTTAGTTTCATTTGGGTAGTCTGGGTCTTTCCCTAAGAGATATTGGTTAGAATTAGTGGAATCTACTTCATAATATCCTCCATTATATAAAATAACATCACCTACCTCAGGGACTAGATTAGCATCTATTAGGTCTTCTCTTAAGAATCTAAACACTACATTTCTAGCATATTCTACTCCAAAATCATCAACTGTGAATTGTTGGTCTTGTCTTTCAATTAAGCAATTAAATAATGTAGGTCCATCAAAAAATCTACCCTCGGAAGCTTCACCATATATATTAATTGCTGTTTGTTCTAATTTATATTTGTAAAAAGCACATTGTTGAGTTATAATATCACCCATCAACTCTCTAGTGATAGTTGTGAATAAATTAATATCTCTTTGTCTACCAAATAGTGCCATTAGCCAACATAAATTGTGTAAGGTACATTGTTTAATTCTTTTTGTAAACTATCAGATTCCTGTGCTCTTTTTTCTAATAATTTAGTTCTTGAAGTTTCATCTAAATAAGCTCTTAATCTTTCAATTAAAGCTGTTCTTTCTGCTGTAGCAGCTGATATTAAATCTCCATGATTTAAAGTTACTTCAGAGTTTGGTATGGGGACAGTTGAATATTTACCTCTAATATAACCTAACATTTCTTTACATAAAGCTAAGGCATATTCAAATATCCATTGTCTACCTATAGAATTTATATAGGAATATGTTGGATTAGTGTAAGGAACATTTGAAACATCAGTTATCTTACCTTGTCCCATACTACCGGATACTGTGGGATTATTACGATCTGATTTTAGAATATATTCAAAAAATAAAGTTTGATCTGAGAGTGGGATGGGAAATATTCTGAGTTGGTTATTGATTAATTCAAAGCTATAATTTGATTTTCTAATTTGATCATTAAATTCAATAGCTTGAATTTTTTGTAAATCATAATTAATAGGCATCAATAAAAAATTAATGCCTGGTGAATATGAACCAAACCCAAAAGCTTGAAGTAGGCCCTGAACATCAGTACCTGTACCAGCATAAGGATCAAAATATCTTATAATAGGTGGAACTGATTCATAAAAAATTCTTTTAACCTCTAAATTACCAGCATCAATACTTTGGCTTGTAGCCCACTCATTTAAGTTATACTTTTGAACACCTTTTTGTAAAGATAAACTACCCGTTCTCCAAGTAACACTACCACCTACCCCAGCTTCAACACCATATTGTTCAGAAATTCTAACAATAGTTCCTAAATTAGGACGTGTTAAAGTATTATTTAAGTTTGAGCCAGTTGGGGCTCCTTCTAAAGATAGATAATTTTGAGCTACTTGATAAGCATAAACTTCATTACCATATGTTGTCACAGCTTCTTCAAAAGCTGAGTAAAAGTTAATATCTTGTAATTCAACATCTACTAGAGGATATCCTAATCTTCTAGCTACAAAAATGGCTACTTTATCAGCATCATTCTGAAAGTCAGTGTCATTATCATAAAATCCAAAAGGAGTATTACCTGGAAAGAATGATGAGGAGCCTGGCCAAATTGGGGTGTTTGCCATATTATATTTTGTATATAAATATGGTTAAGTTACAACAATACTACCCCCTGCTGTTGGGAGGAATGTATTAATATAGTAAGGGTTAAGATCCTTTTGAGGGGTTAAAATATCTGAATTACCCATAAAAACTACCATATTGTCTGAACCACTTGTTATTGGGGGAATTCTTAGTTCAAGTAAACCAAAAGACTGTGTGTTGAGAAAAGTGGGGAGGTCTGAGGTGAATCTAGTTTCACTACTCCATGTTATACCTTGGTCAGTTGATTTTTTATAATATATATTCATATTAGTTAAATTTTCCCCACCTGTTGATTTACCTCCATAAAAGGCGTACCAAGTATTATCATTCATATCCCAAGTGAGTCCACAAGGACCTTGACCCCCTACCCCAGCTGCTGAACTAGTTATAACTGAGGTTTTTGTTGTTATACTTGAAGATGTTATAGTGTAACATCTTAATTGAGTCCCTAAAGCTGTAGAAGGACTAGCATATCCTGATTGGTTCCAAGCTATTAAAACACTCTGAGAATTAACCAGGTCTGAGAAAGCAGATAAATAATGACCACCATTAGATGTAGGATTGAGATGAATGGAACCAGAGCCAAAACTAGATGTAAACCAAGTATTTAAAGAATTATCATAAAATTTTCTAAAAATATTGGATTTAGTTTCAGTCAATGTGAACATAACCATATCTTGAGAATCATCTGATGATAATTCAGGGAGGAGGAAAGCATTTTCTAAAAGATCTGGGTTGGGGTTGCCTGGTCCTAAGGAAGAAGTAACAACCCAAGAACTACCAGTATTAGTTGATTTAGCAAATCCTGATCGATATGTGCTTGAGATAAAATTATAGTATATCCCTAAGTTTCCTCCTTTAGCTCTAGTTATAGATAAACCCCCAAAATTCCCAGCGACTGTAACACTAAGGGGATAATTAATCACAGTAACTGGGGTAGAGAGGGTGTCGGTTAAAGTATTATAATTAACATAAAAATAATCTACAGCTGAAGTAACATAAACTATATGAATTAGGTTTGAATTTATATCACTCCACCCATCATACCAAATACTATGTTGCATAATTGGGAACGTTTCCTGCTCTATTAGTCTAATAGGTTCATCCCAGGTTAAACCATTATTTTTTGATTTAGCTAAAACCAAATCAGAATTTGTGTCTATATGAAAAAAATAAACCCCATTAGATGGAATTTGGACTAAATACTGACTTCCTCCCCCCCCAGCTCTATAATTTCTATTATCACTATCAGCTAATTTTACATTTATTCTAGCCATTCTTATGAAGATTTTGTTGTTTTGATTGCGATAACTATTTTAGCTACATTCCCTGAAATACTTTCAATTTCGGCTTGAACATAATCACCCGCTGTAATACTTGTCCAAGTTGAGAGTGAACTACTAAAACTAGAAGACTGGTTAGTTAGAGTTGGTTTTTCACTTCCTGCCATACTGTTAGAACCTGATAGAGGGAGGGTAGCAAATCTTCCTTGTAAAATATCAACAACACAAGAAGCAGTCATTAAAACATTACTTGAATTATAA